GCCAACTTCTCCATTGCAGTCTGTGTCAGCTTGCGCAACTCATCGTTGGCCTTTTTTGCTGTATCACTGCGCTGCTTCGCCGCAGAAGTTTCGACCTCAAGTTTGCGCTCGTTATACCGCTTAAAACTCTCAAGGCTCTGCTTCTCTGCTGCTGCCCACGTCGCTATGAAATTCTTCGCGGCCACCTGTTGCGAGTTGACGAACTCATCGACCATGCGCTGGCGCTCAAGGAAGCCAGCGGACTTGAACGCATCAAAGTCGATAAGCCCTTTGTCGGCAAGGTCCGCACCCTGTGCAAACGTGTCAGACACGGAGCGTAACCCAGCGTACTCCGTGAGGGTCTTGAGTGCGCTTGTGATGGCGTTGATGCCGTTGACTGCGGCCTTGTTGTCGAACAGGTTGATCTTAAATTCCGTCCATGCCTGGGAGAGCCGGTTGACAGCGGCTTGGGCAGACTCAAGTGCAGCGGTTTCCGCCGCCGCCCCGTACATCTTGGAAATCTCAGCGGCCAGCTTCGGCAAGGCGTCTTCTGCAAGCACTTGGCCCTGCTCAAGCATCTTGTTGAGTTCTGCGGTAGTGACGCCAAGGGCTTTTGCCATGAGTTGGAAGGCGCCGGGCAAACGTTCGCCCAACTGGCCGCGCAACTCTTCGGCCTGCACTGTGCCCTTAGAAATCATCTGCGACAATGCGCGAAGGGCCCCCTCTGTGTCTGCTGTTGACATGCCAAGGGCTGTTGCCGCCTCTGTGACAGCCGAGAACACCTTGCGCACGCCCTCGCCCTCAAGTGCAGTCCCTCGCGCGGCTGCGCTGATGTCCTTATATATCGGCGCAAGGTCAAAAAAGGACTGGCCAAGGCGGTCGGCTTCCTCTCGCAGGAACTTCAGTTCTTGGGCCGCTGCCGTTTGGATTCCGGTGATTGCGACGAACGACCGTTGCAGGGCGTCCATCGCAATCCCGGCCTTGATGACTGCGTCGCCGAATTGTACTAATCCGGCGACGGACAACGCCACGCCAAAAGCACCGGCCGCGTTCGTGAGCATCGCCATGGATGCCGCAGACCGTTGCGACGACGTGCCTATCTCACGGACAGCAGTTGATGCCCGTTTAGATGCACCTGTGATTTTGTCGATTTCGGACGCAGTGACGCCCATCCGCCTGCCGAGTGTTTCGGTGGCCTTGACAGACAGATTTGCAGCAGAGGCTATTTGTTTGAGGGCGTCAGCTTGGGCGCGGGCGGCGGAAGTGTTTGCGATCCTGCGCTGAAGTGAATCCATCTGTTTTTCAGACAGCTTCGCGCCAGCCCCGACAGTTTTGAGCGACTTGGCAAGGTCGTCCATGCCCTTCTCGGCAGTCGTGACCTTCTTCCCGGCCTTGTCGGCAGCGTCACCGATGGTATTGATGGCACGCTCGACCTGTTGGGCTTCGCCCTTGACGGATGATCCGTCGATCTCAATTATGATTCTTTCGGTCTGGTCTGCCATTTTTACTCCCTGATTGCCGCCAACGCTGCCCGCTCCATGATCCGCAAATCGTCCAGCATCTGCCCCCGCTCTTTGGCCGGGATCATACGCATCCTCATCACCGCTTCAACCCCTGCGTAGTCCAGTCCAATCGGACCAGACGGTCCCATGCGCCATTGCGTCAGGACCGAGGAAAACAGATTGACCACCTCGACTTGATCCGGCCAAATCTCGACGGGCCGAAACCCTTCCATTTTTTCGACGAGCTTGCGGGGCAGGCCTGACCTGGCCATTTCTTCTTCAACGCTTCCCCCGCCCCGCACCATCCAGGAGGCAGCGTCCGCTAGTTTTTTGCGCGAGTCTCGGCCAGGGCTGCGAAGTAACCCTGGAAAAGCTCCATGCCGATGGCGGGGTTGTGGTCCAGCAGGTCGGCCAGTGCTTCGGGCGTGAATGGGGCGTCGACGCCGTCCCAACCTTTGACGATTTCGGCCAGCACCTCCCCAACGGTCTTTTCTTTGGAGAGCTCCATAGCCTTGCTGATGGGCATGTAGGCAAATTCGACGGTGATGGTTTCGGCATCGCCGCCGAAAGGGGTGACTTTGACAGGAGCCTTAAAGGTCGAAATTTCGGGCTTAATCTTAATCATCTGGCATCCTTAAAAGGGGCGGTTGCCCGCCCCATATTGGTTGTGGTTAGTAGTAGGTGGGGGTTCCGTCGAGGGTGAAGACAGTAGAGGTCTTCACAAGGTCCTGGGCCTGGCCGCCGGGAAGCAAGGTGCATCCGACGTAGCCCGCGAATAACACAATCGCGTCACCGATGGTGAATTTGAACACGCGACGCTGCTGTAAATCACTCGCCTGTTTCATCGCCTTCAGCCCCGCATCGGACGGGTCCCAGATGTGTTCCATCGTGTAGTTGATGGCGTTCGGCAGGCCCGGCATTTCTGAGCGGGTGTTCTGGTGGATCGTGGTCTTGTCAATCATCGCAAAATCGCCACCACTGGACGAAATCGTGGTGGCTGTGGTGATGTTGGTTGCAAGCGTGACCTTGGCAACGGTCCCGGAAATGAAGTCGTCAAACTCGGTGCTGTCCTCGCCTTCCAGCACGAACGAATCAGTGGTCGCGTTGGCAACGCGGAACACGCGAGCGTCAACCTGAAACATGCCCTCAGCGAGCACAAATACAATGTCACCGTTGCTGTAACCGTGGCCGGTACAGCTTACGACGGCAGGGTTTGCCTTGCTGATGTCGGTGATGGTCTTTGCAGGGGCGATTGCGCTCTGCATCTTGACATCGACATTCTTCCACACCTTTGCAGTAGCCATTTTGTTACTCCTCTAACCCGTGATGACCCACGGGGCAGATATGTTGATTTGATACCAGCCGTCGGCATCCCCGATTGTCTGGCGTTTAATAGCCCCGCATTGGAGCTTGTTTGATGTGTAATTGCGGAAAAGGTCCGCGATGCTGTCAGCCAACGTTGATGCTGTTCCATCCCCGGACCCGCTCGGGACGAACACTTGCACCGCAACGCGCCCGGCTTCGGCAACCGGGGCACCAGCGGATAGCGGCTCATAAACGTCACCTGCACTGAGCACGGCGAACCGCACCCACGGCATATTGAGCGCCGTCAGCGGGGGAGTGTTGGGCCAGCAGATCGGAGTTGTGGTCCACTCTGCCATCCGTGCGGCCAGTATTGCACGGGCTGTGTTAAGCACTCATGCCCCCAACCACCTTGTCGATGGCGATTTGCACAAACTCACGGGGAGCTTGCGTAGATGAGCCAGCGTTGAGCCTGCCAATGTATTCGACGTTGTTGTAGATGTAGATTATGGGTGCGTCCTGTGGGGCCATGGACGGATTGACCGTCGTGGACACACCAAACGTACCATCTTTCGGCGGCACGTGTCCAGTCAGCATCGGCCCCAGGCTCCACCCGGCCCTTGCGCGGCCCGTATCAACCGGCGTTGTCTCGATAAGCTCCCTGAAGATTTCGAGCGCGATCTTGCGCTTGACGTTGTCAGCGCGTTGCTCAATATTCTTCCCGGTCTTGCCGAGCTTAATTGTGTGCCGCACGCCCATCACTTACGCCTCATCTGCAGATCATACGCGATCCCGGCATAATCCTTTGCATCCACCACCTCATGCGCCACGCCGCCCCATGTGATGACCGCGCCAACTGGCGGCATGGCGGACAGGGACAGCGAGTCCACAATGAGCCGCACGTCACCTGCCTGGATTCCAGCCAACCTTTCGAGCGTCCTGTACTCGCCCTTGATGGCGCTGAATGTCTCGGTCGTTGTCGTGTTGACCATGGACCCGGTTGCCGGGTCGTAGGTGCTGCCCGTCACCCGCGCCCAAGTGCAGTCAACGACAGCGCCGGGAAGCGACTTGCGAAGGGCCTTGAATGCCGAGTTGAGATTGACGGCCATGCTACGCCCTCACCAGCCGGAACGTGTTGTCTGCCATGATGTAGCCACGCAGGATGGACTTCAAAGCCGGGTACTGCGGAGCCTGGGACGACGCCGCGTCCCACTCCATACTCACAGCACCCGCCGTCAGCTTGGTGAGCGGCCTGTCAGTCGCGGCAAGCGGGGTTGCCCCGCCGATGATCTCCCCGGCCATGTAGCAGCACGCCTGCACAACCTCTTCGGGGATCTCGTCGGAGCCGACCGCGTAGCCGTCCACCTCAACGTCGATCCGGGGCCAGGCCATGGTCCTGATGGCGACCTTGCGCCCGGTCCACGACAGGCCGTTGAGATAGTCCGTCGCCTGGATGAGCGCCGAACTCTTTTCGTCGTCCGTCGCGGCGTCCCAGGCTTCATTCGCACGACCCGACCAGTAGGCGTTCGCATCCGCAAGGGAGGCGTAGGTGTTCGCGCCGGTGGGCCGGGTGCCGTCTTCGACTGTCAGGGTTATGGGCATGGGCTATTCCTTCGCCTTCCGGCCACGCTTGGGCGTTTTGACGGGCGTGGGGTCGACAACACTGATCTCGACTTCAACCGGGAGCGGCATATCCGCAGGCTCCGGCGCGAATCTCGCGTCAATGATCTTGTACCCAGCTGCCCGCAATTCTGCCTTGCGTTCCGGTGTTACGGGGTGCGGTTCATAGATTACTTCCATTTCTCACCTACACCGCAGCAATGGCCGCTATTTCGCCGTCTTCGACCCCAGGATCAACGGCCCCGTTACTGACGTTGATTTCGAGTGCAGCAGCGCCAATCGCGTTCAGAGCGGCAAGTTCTGCAACCTCGTCGTTCGTCAGGTCGTAGCCAGTCGAGAAGTAAATGACTTTCTTCATTGGTTCCTCCAAAAAGGGGCGGTTGCCCGCCCCGTCAATTACTTCGCAGCGTCACCGATGGCGACGACGCCAGCAGTGTGCTTGATGTCGGACGCGGTCTTGACCCAGTTCGACCCGGTAGCAATCTCGGCATCAGTCGGAGACTTTCCGCCGTTGGCGGTGTCCCAAGTGTAGCCCTTGAGGGCCAGCCCGAAGGTGTAGTCGGCCTGGAACGTGGTTTCGATGCGCTCCTTGCCGTTGCTCGTCTCGATGTTGGTCACGATGTCGCCGCCGTCGTAGACCATGGCAGCAGAGTCCACGAGGCCGAGGACGTACTGTTTGTTGGGCGTTCCGGTGACGTACAGGGCCGGGGCGTCGGTGACGATGACGGACTTGCCCAGGATGTCCACGACGGTGACGTTGTTCATCTGGAACAGGTTCTGCGCATTCATCAGGTTCAAGCCGATCAGCTTGTGGTACACGGAGCCGGTCATCACGTTAGCCACGATGTTGCCGGAGTGGTCGCCAAACTTGGCGTGGGCGTCGTTGATTGCGCCGTAGCTGATGCCAGCGGTGGCGCTCACGTCGTTCGTGGCCGTGGGCTGGTTGGCGATGGCAGCCACCAGCGCGGCGATGGCGCTGTAAAGCTGGTCCTTCAGCATGGCCTCGGCGAAGTTCTGGCTGATGGTGGCAATGGCCTCGGAGGTGGGCTTCTGAAGCCACCCAAGCTGCGACGGCTCGAACAGGATCGGCCCGAAGCCGCCAGCGATCTTGACGCCAGAATCCTTGACCTGGGCAAGCGACGTAGCCGACACGCTGCCGTTGCTGGCGTAGCGGTCCACGCGGCGCTGGGCAGAGTGCAAGGCGCTGTAGAACGAGTTCTGGATGAAGTCGCCCTCAAAGCCCTCGGTGGTCAGCCGGATAGCGCCAGCGGACGCGCCGTTAAACTTGTCGACCATGTAGGCCAGGGTTTCGATGATTGCAGGCTGGTAATACTTGTCGAACACCTGCATGTTGGAAAGTGCCATTTGTTACTCCTTCCCGATGTCGGGAAATTTGCTTGCGAAATACGCGGCCCGCTCTTCTTTGGAGCCGCCAAGTTTGCCTTTTGCCGGAGCCCCACCCCCACCACCGCCAATCGCCCCTCCGCCGGTATGACCGGAGTCGCTGAAAGCAGCGGGGAAGGCGGTCTTCAACCCGGTCACGACCTCGTCCAGCGATGCCGCGTTTGCCGGTACAACCTGAAACTGACCGTCCACTTCTTCGACGCGGAGAGCCGCCTGGATATGTGGCATGAGCAACCCAACGTTGCCCTTGTGCTCGGCCAGCAGCTTGGACGCTGTGGACTCAAGCACGGTTTTTTCGAGGTGGGCACGGTAGACCTGCACCTGCTTCTCGCGGGCCTCAAGTTCCTTCGCGTGCCGGGCCTTAAGCTGGTTCACGATGTCTTCCGCACCCTTGGCCTTCGCGGCCTCGGCCCGCAGACGCTCGAACTCTTCCAGCTCCTCGTCACTGAGGGCCAGTTTGGCCCGCTGCTCGGCCTCACGCCGCGCCTTGCGCTCCTTTTCCAGCGCTGACTTCAGGCCAGACGTGTCTTCCAGACCGTCGACGGCCAGCTTAAATTTTCCATCCTGCTCGACATAAAGGGCCTTGATCGCCTCATCTAAGCCGTCCAAACTATCCAGGGTCAGTTTCAATGCCATTTGAGCCTCCCGCTCTGTGCGCATCTCGCGCTTTTTTTTGTTGTAAACCCACAAATACCACACAAAAACACGCAAGTCAAGTTATCAACCTCAACTGCTTCAATGTCCGCAAATTCCCTTCACGGTCAATAAGGTCGTCAAATTTGATACCTCCGCTTTCCAACAGTTTGTATCTATTTGGACCGACGGCATTAATCTTAAAATCCTTTGGTTGCTTGGCAAACCAGCTTGCGTAATTTCCCTGATGCCGCCCCGACTCGATGATCGTGCGCATGCCCCCGGCGTCAATGTTGGCGTCTGGCCGGATGGTGTACGGGCGGATAGCGGCCTCTATCTCGTCGCGATCGATGCCGAGTTCGCGCCAAGTCTTGGTCACGGGGATTGCCACGCAGCGGCATCGGGGGTGCAGAGGGATGGACGGCCCTTTGCCCATCTGAAACACCTGCCCGTCCAGTGCAGCGCACCTCATGCACGTCCCGCGCCCCGTCTTGCTGTAGCCTGGTTCAAGGACTGCGCTCCACCGCCAGCCTTTCACGAGGTCGTCGTTGGCCTGATAGACCGCCATCTGCGCGGCCACGTTGGCCGTCTGCACATACGTCCTAGCAATCGTGATTGCCTCCCGTTCCGTGAAGTCGGCAAGCCCCGCGTCAAGCAGCCCACGGACGGCCTTCTGGTAGCCCTCGCCCCGCAGCACGGCCACGTTCAGGTTGCGCTTGATCTTCTGGCTAACCGCCTCGCCCCAGGCCGCGTCCACCCATGCAGGAAGTGGCGTGCCCTGCGTCGGCCCGGCCAAAAACTCCTTGAACTGTGCAGCCGACAGCGCCACGGTGTTGACCTCCACCGCGCCGTCCAGGGACATGATGGCCGTGTGCTCGGCCACGGAGTATTCACCAGCCACGGAAGACATGGTAGCCACGTCCTCACCGATGCGCTTGCGCAAGCCAGCCGAAAGCGCTTCAAGCTCGGCAACCAGCTCATCCGCGTTCTCTGGCACATCTCCGTCGAAAATCTCCCGCTTGATTTCGGCTACGGTGGCGCGTACCGTCTTCAGCATCTCGCGGATGGTCGCATCCTCGTACTGATCCAGCCGGTAGCGCCACTGCACGTTGCGGGTAAGGAAATATTGGTCAAGATGGTCCGCCAGGTCGAAGTAATCAGGCGGGGCAGACACCTTCCCGTAATCCTTCAGCTTGAACTCCGCCACTGGGATTCTGTCCACTATCTTCAGGCGGTCGGGCTCAAAAACAACAAGCTCGTTGACCACGTAACCTTCGCCCGTTTTATAAACAACAACGGAGTCGTACCCGCGGGAGCGGAGGGCAGCGGACAGGTCCTTGCCCTTCAAGGCAGGGTCCAACCCCTCCTTCTTCAGCGCGTCCCTCAAGTCCGTAGCAGACGTACCCCGGACAAAAAACGGACGGCTCACCTCAGCATCCACTATATACACAAGCCCGTTTTCAGCGGCATAGGCGTAGCTGGCCCCTTTCCAGGGCTCACCTGACAGGTAAAACCCGTCACCGTACCAAGACGTGCCCCCCGCATCGGCCCCAGTGAGGAATTTGGATGGGTCGAACCGGCTGAACCGGGCACCAGACCCGTGATACACCCTCAGTTTGGCCATTGACCCCCCTCCGACTTTTGTGTCTCATTTTTCCAGATATTTGATAAACAAAAGACCGGTTTCCCGGCCCATGCTTATGGCCCCACTTGACCGAGAAGGCCCGACGCTATCGAGGCTGCAGACTGAGGTAGAGCAAGCGCTGAAGCTCGGTTGTCCTGCTCCATCATCGCCTGCGCCTCCTGCCAATCCATATCCGAGCGAACCAGACCCCGACGTTTGAGTTCGTCGTAGGCAAGCTGCTTCGGCAAGATCCCGGCCTGCACCGCTGCCATGAGCGTACTCGCCTCTATGTCGTCAAGCATCACGTCGAACTCGGTGTTGATGCTCACGGACGGCGGTTCCTGTCCAAGCCACATGCCGACGTAGACCAGCGCCTGTTCCAGTGCGTCTTGGAACGCCAGCGCCCAACGGGTCAGCACGCTGTCGCTTTCCAATGCCTCGCGCCGTACCTGGAACGCAGTTACCTGCCCTGTCTTTGGGGTCATCAAGCGCAGGCCATATAAGCCCATGGCCGTTTCAAGTTCCTTGAGGTCGGCAGCGGACACGGCGACGGACTCGGGCGGCACCACATTGACGGGCTTCAAGTCCGCATTCGGGTCGGATGCGTGCAGACCCATACCGGGGGCGGCTGGGAGCGTGAACCCGTCCTCGTGGCTCATCGCCTTGCCAAACAATATCGGACGCCGCAACCAATCCATCATCCCGCGATGCCCAGAAGATGCCTGCCAGTGCTG